TGCTGTCTTCTGTTTGTTTTCGTCTTTTTTTATTGCCGGTTTTTGTTGTTGTTTTGTTTCATGGTTTGGGTGCGTGGTTTTTTTATTGTTTTTTGTTGTTCCAGCGTGTCGTGTTTTGGGTGTGTTGTTGTGTGGGTTTTGTTTGTGGTGGGGTGTGTGTGGGATTGTTTTGTTGAATGGTTTTTTTCTTGCATAAGAAAAGCCCCGCATTTTGCGGGGCTTGTTTTTGTTGTGGTGTTATTCTACTGTGATGTGGAGGCTGTCGAGTTTGGCTTTTACGGCGTCTTGTATGGTCTGTGTGATGGTGTCGTGGTCGGCTCCCATGCTTTCGGAGAGTGCTTTGACTGCTGCGGTGAGTGCGGCTATTTGGGTGATGAGTTGGCTGGTTTTGTTGTCGATGCTGGCTATTCGGTCGCCGAGTTTGGCTCCTCCTTGGATTGGCTGTTCGATGACGAGGTTTCCTAGTGGGGATGCGTGGGTTTTGTTGTCCCATTGTGAGAGGCGGAAGAGTTCGGTTTTGGTGGCGTTGGCTGCCATGTCGGTGCCTTGCATGCGGTCGCGCATTTTTACGCCGTTTTGGTTGAAATTCCACACGTCTTCTGCTGACATGTTGTCTTCTCCTTGTAGTAGTTGGTTTGCTTTGTTGATGACGTAGTTTACGTCAAGACTGTTGGGTGCGCGGTCGGGGCATCCGGCGTGGTCGGTGCCGGGTATTTCGCGGTGGAGCCAGATGTTGCCTTTGAGGCTGTCGTGGTAGAGGTGTGTCCATCCTTGTCGTCGGGCGATGTCGGCGCAGAGTTTGGCTGATGCGTCCATGCATGCTTGGGTGCATGGGATGCCGTTCATGCCGCCTTCGTGTTCGATGCTGATGGTACTGTTGTTGCTCGCGTAGTTGGCGTCGCTCCAGCTGCCGTCGTTTTCGCTGACGTATTGGTGGATGGTACCGTCTCCTCCGATGCCGTAGTGGGCTGAAGCTCCGTTGGGATGTTGGAATACGCTGTCCGTGCCGGTGAGGTGGCCGACCATGATGTGTAATGTGATGTGGGTGATGTGGTATCCGTTGCGGCCTTGATAGTGGTTTGGTGAGCCTATCCATGTGATGTTGTTCATGGTTATTTTTCCTTGTGGTTTGGATTGTCGGGGTTTTGGCTGAAGATGCGCATGAATTCCGCTTGCGCTAGTTCGGGATTGATTTTGCCGATGTTTTCGATGATGCTGGACAGTTCGATGAGCACTATACCTATGGTGACTATCGGGGTTAATGTGTTGCGAAAGCCGATGTCTATGTGCTTCATTTCGAAGTCGATGAACCATGCGATGAAGAATACGCAAAGATAGGTGAATTTATGCCCAAGACCTTCCCGCATTTTCGTACTGGATAGGTTGCCGTGCATTACGGCGCCGATGATTCCGGTAACGTAGTCCATGATGGTGAACACGAGTACGGCTAGAATTTCGTAAAATAAGGTTTCCGTCATCGTTTCCTCACTTTCTTATACCCGATTGTTGTAACAAGCCGCCAAGAATCATACTGAATTCCGCCTTGATTTGCGGTGTTTCGAACCGTAGCCGGCCTACACGATAGGCGTTCAATATCTTTTGCGTCATATCATCCGAACGTTTGAGCATGATGCAATCCTTATCGACCAGCCGATAATCGAACGTAAAGTCGCGGGTGATTTTCGGCTGTTTCTTCGTAATGACATACAATACCTCATCGGCATCGCTTAATTGTTGATATACGTTGAAGACACCGTATTCGGTGGTTCTCAGCGTGAACGCATAACCGGCGTTGTCGAAATCGCTGATGAGGGTGTTGGCGTTGTCCCTGAAATCATTGTCGATGGCATAGTTCGCATAGTTCTCGTCATAGTTGCGTAGGAACGTACCGAATTTCGATGTGGCGACCTTGGCGCTGAATCCGCCGTAATCCGCCAATTCGACCATGATAAATCCGTCGCAATAGCGCTGGTATTGCGTGTGATGGTCAAGCTGTGGCTTGAGGTTGATGTTGAAGGCGCTGAAATATGGGTTGGCGAGGGTTACGGCATTGCTGCACATGATGACCCTCACACGGTCGTTCCACCTGTCGACGGTATTGTAGAACTCTTCGAGCGCCGTGACTTCGCCGCCGAGATAACGCATGTTATCGGGAAATATTTCATCGAAGATGATGGTCCGTACCTTGGGGTAGGCGACCGACTTGACCTGTCCGGCCTGGCTGAGGGCGATGAAATACCCCATGATATGCCATGTCGGGCGTGTCTTACCATGCTTGTCGACGGTGGCGTCCCTATCGTCCAGCCAACGGCATTCCGCCTGATTGCCGGACACCCTGAAATCCAAATCCGGGTATTGTTCCGCAATGTCCGCAAACCACGTGCCCTTGTTCTTCTGTTCTTCCGCAGTGCGTCGCAGATAGACGAATTGCCAGCGTTTCCTAATCCAGTCGCCGATGACCAGTTTCTTGGCACCATAGGTCTTGCCGAGACCGCGGGCACCGATGACGAACATCCAAGGCGCGTGATATGACAGCACGTGCCCATAGTCGTAGTAATCACCTTCGTCCAACAATCGTTCCATGTTATCCATACTATCATAAGACAACAACGGCCGGCAGCCACCACCGGTCCACCATCATGTCAGAAATTCGGCGGCGCACCAGACCCATCCCACACATTCAACAACGAATAAGCGGTATTATAGCGAGTCCCATACGATCCGAACGGTGACGTGCCCAGGATATTATCATACAACTGCCTAAGAGTCGAAGCGTGCGGCACCCTCAACGCACCCGCCGGACTCTGATGATAGGCACACGTCCACAATATCTGCATTTTCGCATCATCATACTTCTGCGGATAACCCTCATAATCCTGCGCAAACCGATTCCGCTGGCCCTGACGCGATTCCGGACGCCGCGCCCACGCCTGAAATGCGGCAACCTCGCCACCGGTCATCGCCCTATCGAACGTGCCACCCGACTCCATAAGCGCGGCAATATCCGGCGCGGCGGCAGCAAACGCCCCATACCCTACAGCGTCAACCGCTTTCATAGCGTTCAACACTTGCAAACGCCTACCGAACGACCATTGTGCGATGCCAATGCCCTGACGATTCGACTCGACGGCATCCCAACGCAACGACGACTCCACGGAACCGATGACATAAAGCGCATACGAGCTTCCCCCATCACCCACGCTTGGCGTACCCTGACCATGATCGGCGTCCGGCTGACCCGAACCACCACGATACACCCACGTCTGAGCACTCGACCTGTAAAAAACAGCTTGCGACGACGTCGTACCCGAACCACTATGATATACGAGATTATCGCCCTGCAATTGAATCCACGAGGAAACATTACCATCCACATTCACACCCGGATTATTACCACCCGTCGGATTATCCCCGGATTCCGGAGGTTCCGGCAATACCGTAGGATGCAGATAGCCGAGAAGCTGAGACCCCTTCAACAATGGCAGCGTCTGATGTACGGCAGGCGTCGGATTCTGAGTCAACACGTCGATGGAATCCCCCCGGACACCACCCCACACGATAGCCACGTGACTACCAGTGTAGATTCGACTACCGAACGTCCAGAACACCACATCACCCATGTGAGGCGTATAATCAGCGTCCTTCCTCTCGAACACGCGCCCCACCGCCGCCGTACTGGGAAACCTGGTATAATTACCCTCCGCATAACCCGTCGGAGTGATGCAATCCCCCAACGACAGATTATAATTATCCATGCAATACTTCGCCCACAAATCCCAACATTGAGCGCCGTAAGCCCCATCCATATCCCAATACTGGTTCTGAGTACGTTCCAACCATGCTTGAACATCTACCATGACATCAGTATACCCCGCCCGGAGTACCGGACGGGGTATGGTCCACATGAAACGCCGTCACTCCCTGCCGATAGGAGTGAAACTCTGGGGCGTAATCCAACAACTACCAGACAACGCGCCGCCGCCGACAACACCGGTTATAGCCAGAACGCCGCCATCCAAATGGGCAAACGCCAGCTGATTGCCCGCATCACCCAGAATCATGACGAAATTATCACCAAGGCCGATGAAGTTCGGTAGCTTCGCAATAGTACCGGACGGACTGGAAGCAGTGAACTTCGCAGTAAGCGTCACCACGCCGCCCGCAAAACGCCAATGAAGCTTACCCGAACAACCACCGGTCATCTCCACCTCGCCGGAAAGCTCACCCATGCACGGCTCACAATCGCCCGCAATGGTCGAAGCGAGAATACCGGCAATATAATTCGCACCGTTCGCATTGTAATGAGGGTCGCCCTCCTTAGCGAACCAATCAGAATGGCCCATGCCGAGCGTCCACGTCCACGGATGCCATGTCAAGCCATTCGCCGCCGCCGCCGAAGCGATGCCATTCATCGCCCGGGCGTTCTCGGACGGAATGATCGCATTATCCCAAAGGAAAATAGCATGAGCCGAAGCATTCGGAAAATTCCGGCCCGCACGCGGCCCGGTACCCAGCAGCGCATCGAACACGCCAAGCGCCGAATCATACGCATCGCCGACATCGTTCCTACCACCGCAAACCACCACATACTTAACCTTCCTACGGGCGTCGACATCCATTGCGGAAAGCGCCTCGCTGGCGAGGGTAAGGAACGTCTTACCCCCATCGCCCGCCCTACCATAGCCACTGGCATTATTGGCGAACACATGCAGATTAAGCCCCAGCTTCGACGCGACACGCTGAGGAATACGCTTGCTTTCGGCAAGCGCGGCCATCCCCGGCTGAAAACCGGTACTGACACTGTCACCAATCCACACCAGTTCGGTAAGGTCGGTGGTCACGGCAGCGACGGCATTCACGGCAGTCTGCGCGGCGACAGCCGTCGACTTCGCCACACCGGCATCATCCTTCGCCGTAATGGCAGTGGAATTGATGCTCGCCGCCGTACCGGAATATCCACCCAATTGCAGATAACGGCCATCCGCCTCGCCCCTGGTATACACGGAGCCAGCATCCACCTTACCTGCAAGAGCGCCGGAATCAGCCTTGCCATTGATGGCAGTCAGCAGATTGCGCGCCGTGACTTCGGAAGTGACGCCAAGTTCGCCGAAATAGCCGTTCAATTCGGTGATGTCGGTCCTATTGGCCTGCGCAAGATCCAAGGCGCCATCGGCTGCGGTCTTCGCCTGACCCGCCGCCGCGCCCGCATTGTTCGCCGCCGCCGTCGCCGTAGTGATATCGGTCGCGTTCCTATACATCTGCCCATCGATTCGGCTCATGTCCGCGGTATAATCACCACGCCACGACGGCTTGTCGTCCGGACTGTCGCCGAACTGGCTGAGATTATAATGAGGGGTCTTATTGACACTACTCATGGTGAAGTTCCTCGCTTTCAATACTACGGGTAGGCGTTTTTACTCGAACAACATTATAATCATCGGAATATCACGTGTCCAATCACACGGCACTCAAGCCCGTGACATCCGGGACCACGGCGACAGTGAACGCCGACACCCGAAACCCCAAACCGGCAATGCGGGACGTCAATGCGAAAAACGTCCGAAATACCGCTCACGAACGCAAGACGTTGCCATGAACCCCACGCATCGCCATGGATACGACATGCAATGAACGATCCCCCATCGCCCCCCGACCCATCCAACCATAGCCGGGCGATATCGACATTCCCACACCCCATCAACATGCCGTCATACGCAACCGCCGCCAATCCACCCCCACCGCCCGTCCATGACGCCGCGTAAATCACCGCGTCAACCTTCGACATGCCGCCATCATGATCGCCGGCATACGCAGGGCGGTCATCCTACGCATACCGGCTTAACCCGTAACGTTCGACATGATCGGTGGCCGTCATGACCACACCTCGCGGCTCCCGAAGTCCGACACGGTCGGATCACGCCGGACATAGGCGGCGTCCGCGTCAAGCCCGGTCAAGCAAACGCCAGTCGGTTCACCCCTCGGGAACGCTCCTGCCGTAAGGGAATTGGGACCGTCCCGGAAAATCCCCGGGCACGCAATTATCGACGGCAGTGGCGCGGAGATCATATTCGCGGGCGCTCAATCCCAGACCGTCATACGTGGATGCCTCAAGTTCCATGCCGTCATAATCGGACCAGAACAGCGCATGGTCACGGACATTGTCGTACATGCCATCAAGCACCGTCTGCAAGGCGTCTTGCCTGCCATACGCCGGCGACCACGCCAATCCGGTGGACTGTGACTGTTCGACGAGCCGGACAAGCTCCTCGCGGAGGGTGGCCATCTGGCGGGCCAGATCGTCGGCAAGCTGCCGGACGGTGGCGTCATTGTCCGCAATCGACTGGTTCACCTGTTCGACCAGCGTATTGAAATCGGATTGCAAACCGTCGAGATTACACCGGATGCATTCAATCAGTTGCAACGTGGTCGCCCCGTCACGGTAAGTGAACGGCACCGACGTTGGAATGCGCACCAGCGGATAGGCGCGCGAAACAAGGGCATTGACTGACATTGCTACTCCCATTCTCCATAGTTACGACAGTTACCGAAAATGGTATCATACGAACCCCATACTTGCATGAAGCACGGTTCGAGACTGCGCACGACCTCCATGTCCACATTGATGACCGCGCCACGGTATTCCTGAATCAGGCTCATGGCGCTCTGGCTACGCCCGGTCACATGGCTCTTGCCCTTGGAATTGCTTGAATCATGCTGAAAATCAGTGGCGCTTTGAGCGGTGGTATGACTGGCCGAATCCTGTGAGCTGGACGCAGTGCCCGAACTGTCCGCCTGCGACTCGTTCGCATGGGAAGCGTAGCGTGAAAAATCGCCTACGACGCCGGTCTGCGGCACGTCGCTGTCGAAACTCCTGGACGTGGTAGTGCTGCTGTTATCCGACTTGCTGGCACTGTTGCTCGTCGAATCCTGCATACTGGACGCCTTGCCGGATGACTGGGATTCACTGCCGTTCTCACTGTCCGTAACCATGTCCACGGAATCCAACGGATCATATTCCAAGTCCAGCGTCCTATAGCGTTCGTTGAAATAAGGCATGACCTCCGCCATCGTCATGCCCAGATAGAACACGAACTGCTGCGCGGTCTCCTGTCCTATCTCCCTGAGCGCGTAATGGCGGACGATCTTCTCATTCAATTCCGCGCGGTGAGATTCGTCATATATCGGATAATAGTCGGCGCTCAAGTGCAGCCTATCGTCGGTATCGTATCCGAATGCAATAAGATTGCCAAGGGTTTCGGTGTACTCCCCCGGCGTCTCCATCGCATAGGCGCTAAAATCCTGTGTCATAACACACCTCCGATACCCGCATCGTATGATGAGGGCATGTCGACATCCGTCGTACCGCCCGTGCCCGAATCAAGAGCATTGGGCACTCCGGAACTTTGCACGTCCGCATATTCAACCCACACGTCCAACTGCGGCCACAGTCGGTTAATTTCCGTCGCCGCCGTCTGCCGAGCCTTAAGGAAACTCAATCGGAACACGTCCACCTTTTCGTTGGCTTGCGCCACCTCATCCGAAATGAGCCGCTCCTTCTTCTCCGTACCACTGGACTGGATGCCCAGGTATCCCAACACCTCGTTGGTCACCTGGGTCTTCTGCTGGATGAACTTGTCCAACAGATACGGCGTAGTGTTGGGCCACGGCTGGAACATGCTGCCGGGATCCAACGAATCATAGCCGATGATATAATCCTGACCGTCCTGTCGCTGCTGCAGCATGTTCTGGACGGTGAGCTTGGTCCGAGGATCGGCGGTGATGATGGTCGGCAGCTTCAAACCCTCCAAGTTCACGTCGTACGCCTTATCGATATCCGCAAGACGCCGCGCATACTGCCATAGGATATCCTTGAACGACATGCGCATGCGGTTATCCCAGATGGGAATGCATTCACGGCCCGCCTTAAGCTGCCTGTAATGATAGTTGACGCCCACCGGCTCGAAACACGTCGGATTATTATATACGTTCAGTCGGCCTTGATATCCGGCCTGGGTCACCAGGAACCGGCCTATGCGCCCATCCTCGAAAAAGAGGGCGCACCCATATTCGCACAAACACATTTCGAGCCATCGTTCGTCCACAGTCGGCGGCAATCCACGCCAACTGAATCGGTTCAGCGCCAGCTCTTCCAACAAATGATAATACATGCCGTCAAGGTCGGCGGCGCGTGCCTTCGCGTAATTGCCGCGCGGATGCAACGCGCCGCCGACCCGATTCTTCCTAGACCTACTCATGTCACCATCATATCACTCATAGCCGATGCCCGGCAGCGGGTCATTATCCGCCCAATCGGTCACACCAACATACTCGGGCCTAGCCCAGACCGTCACGCCACGTTCGAACATGCCCTTGATGGCCAACCGCGCCTGTTCAGGCAGCGTGCCCCTGACATAGCATTCCTGCATCTGCCAGTACGTGAACTTCTCCATACATTGCAGGCTTGCGGGCGGAGTGATGAACCGTTGGACAAAATACCCGAACCGCAGCATGAACTCCCCAACGCTGCGCAACGCGCTAGGGGCGCACGTGCGGAAACGTACCAGCACGCCCATGATACCGTTGGCGAGGTTGAACGAATCGCCGCCCACCGCGCCGCTCGTAGTCGGCGGCGTCATCTGCATTTGCTGCACTTGCGCGTTGATCCCCGCTATCGTATTCTCATAATCGCCTTCGGCAAAACGCGTAGCCAACCGATAGTTCTGTCCGGCCATGAGAGCGCTGGAAGTGCCCTGAATCTGCTGGGCGCGTTGCGCGTACGCGTTCGCCTGTGAGGTTTGCGCCGCATTGGTCGCCACACTGTTGGCCGTATTCGCCGCCGCCGTATCGTTGGCGATGTCACGACTGGCACGCAACCCCGTGTTGGCGATGCCGTTCTGTACGATCCCGCCGACGGTGCCGCCGACCAGTCCAGCCACGTTCCCCGACATGAGCGCGCTTCCCGCATTGGAAACAAGCCCCCATGCAGTCTGCGCGTTGTTCTGCGATATGTTCAAATCGGTCATGGCATTGGTGTTCGCCTGACCGATGGCCAGCGACTGGTTCAGCGAGTTGGCTGCGATAGTGTTCAACGCATTCCGGTTGGTGACACCCAATTGGGTCATCTCCTGTTGGGTGCGAATCGACGTGCCGGCCTGGGATAGCGTGTTCGCGGCGCTCATGGTCGCCTTCTGCTGAGCCCATCCGGCCGACTGTTCGGCATAAGCCCGACCGTACGCACTGTTGGCCATGGCGAGCGAAGCCCCATTGTTCACCACCATGAATTGAGGAAAATTGGTGATGCCGAAACTCACGTTCAGCATCTCCCCGCCGTCAATCGGCAATCCGGTACCATTACCGGACGGGGAGTCGACCGTAGCCGCGCCGCCCGCATTATAGTTCACCGGATAAAAGTTCAGACGTGGGGACGGTGGCGCGTAATTCCACGTTTCACGAATGACCAGGTCGTCGGATTGGATGTCTTCGGGCCGATAGACAACGTTGGAACCGTTCAGGCATGAGCATTCCACGATGCTATACGGGTAGCACCGCAGCTTCCTCAGATTGCGATACCGGTTCGGAATGTTGAAATTATCGCGAAAGTTCCTGATGGAGACGATGTCGTCATACCGGTTGTCGCTCCTGGCTTCCCACACGAACGTGTACACGTGGCCCTTGATGACGCCGGCCACACCGTTTCCGAAGAATTGCGTCACTTCACGGCCCGCTTCGGCGACATAGTCGGCGCTGATCTTCGGTATGGCGTAAATCGCCGTGATGCCTTGGGTCACCCACGGGAACGAACTGCCCGCTTGCATGACGCGCGTAAAATCATCGGCGGTATCGAAATAGTAGATTCCCGCACCATTGGATTGATTCTCGAATTGCGAACCCTGTGCGGTCTTCAACGACGGCTTCTCGACAGTGCCACCCGACGCTTCAAGGTCGGTCGTAGCCACGACGATGACACCATAATTCAAGGTCGGCGAATTGAGACCGGGTTGTGCGGGCTTGCTGGACATCAGCGACTTGTATGACTGGGAGGAGACGACGGTTTCCGCACCGGTATCCAATCCCTCCGGCAGTGCAAGCGCGGTACGCCCATAATCATCCCACTGACGTTCGTTGGCCACGCCGATATGCCCGCGCGTCACATAACAGCTGCCGAACGTCACGTCATACTGGAAACTCTGCCACACATCCAACATAAGCGTGAGCTGCGTGGTGTGCGCGTTAACGTATTCCACGGATTCGATGAAATAATACCATGTCCGCGGAGACTCCAATCCGGGATAATCGTTGACGGCAACAAGATAATTATAATTCGACGCCTGATTGAACGGCATATCGACACGTACGGGCGCGCCGAAAACATGCATGGTGGCCGGACGGCATTCCACGCCATCCAATCCGTCAAACCATTCCCGCTGCATCTCACGTGAAGCGAACCGTACGATATCACGATAGCTCGCATCCCACGGGACACGGCAAAGCTTCAACGCAGTGTTAGGCGTCCACTCCGCCCACGAAAAACCTGATTCCACGTAAGGATTCACATCATCAATCATCATCATCCTCCGGTATGACAAGACCCGGAACGCTCACGAAGGTCACGTTCCGGGTCCTGACTTACATCACACCGTGAGAGAGTGCGGCCCAAGCCGCACTCCCATCATATCACTTTCCGCCGGTCACAGTCACGGTCTGCTTGCCGGACACGCCGAACAGCGTGGCCGTGACATCGGAGGAGCCCGCCTCGACACCGGTCACCACGCCCGACTTGGATACGGTAGCGTTCTCCGGAGCGCTGGAAGTCCAAGCAGCCTGCATGGTCACATCAGCCGTACGTCCGTCAATCATCGTCGCCACGGCACTCGCCTGTACCATCGCACTCTCCGTCACCTTCGGAACCGTAACGGCAATCGACGCGATGATGGACGGATTGAAGCCGATGACGCCATCGCCAACCACCGACACGTCCAAAGCAGCGGACACGGTGCCCGGCACCTCCGGCGTCTTGGGATTGGTATACAGCGCGGTGGCCGTGACCGGAATGACAGTGTTCGGTTCATCAAGGCCGACGACCAGTACGCCGGTAGGCGAAACGTACGTGTAATCGCTCTTCGGCTTCACGGTATCGCCGATGGCATACCTGACCGCATCCGAACGGAACGTAGCGTTGCCATCATTGTCGATGGCCGTATCGGCGGTAACCTGCACCGCACCGCCACGAGCCACATCGGTCGGAGTCCCAGAGCCACCGCCGTACATGGCCAGCTTCAGCTGGAACGTCGGCGTCTTGGCCACGGTACCGGTCGGCGTCACCACGTTCGCAGTGGAACCGGCACCCGTCCAGAACATGACGGCGGGAGCGAAGCCGGACACCGAAACGATGTGCTGGACATGCAGATAATGGTTGACCGAGTTGATGTTCACCGGGTTTGTCTGCTGGGTCATCTCATTGATGACCGGAATGTCGATGAGGAACTTATCGGTCGTCAGGATGGCTTGCACGCCATCCATGCCGAACCGGTCCTGTGGAATGACGATAATCCGATCGATGGTCGGCTCGGCGTCCGTCCGCTGGAACACCGTGGCCAAGCCTTGCACGTCAAGCGCCGACTTGACTTCGGGAGAGCAGAACAGCACCAACTCGTCCGGACGGGCGAAGGTCGGCATATGCCGCGCATTATAGCGGGTGGACACGAACTTAAGCGTGTCGGCCCAAGCGCGAATCTGACGCAGCATATCGCGGGCGTCAGTCTCCGAACTACCCATGTTGTTCAGGTCGTGATCCATGTGGACGCGCCAATACCCGCCAAGCTTCGCATATTCGACGAACTGATGACACATGGCTTCGAAAAGGTCGACTTCGGCCGCGTTATAACAAGAGGTGAGAATCTGCGAAGTGAGCGAGGCCAAGCCGTTCTCGGAAGTGAAGGCACGCTGAAGCGTCCTATCATCCGTGGTTGCGGGATACCAGTGGGCGAAGTCCAGTCGATGATACAGCGAATCGACGTCAATCTTCCACTTGCGGAAATTATCCGCGCCAAGATACTCCGCATTCGGGTCGTACACTTGCGCCAACGGCATGCCCACGGCAATTTCCTGCCACGTATCACCATACGCTTGCGAAGCCCGCTGGAAAACACTCAGCGGATTATTCCACCGCCACGTGTTGACATACGTGCCGCCAATACGGTTGACCAGCGCCGAGTAGAACTCGTTCTTAAGCTGGGTGGACGACATGAGGGTGGCCATCTGCCTATCCATGTTCATCTGGGTGGCGGACGGCATGCGCCGCTGATATTCGGGCGACGCCTCATTACGGATCATGTTGAGAATCTGGGCATTGTTGAATTCGGTGAGCGGCCTAAGCTGCTGCTTCGGCGTCACCACAGGGGTGGTCGACATGATAGTTGTTCCTTTCTCATCGTCAGTCTTCATACAGGTCGGAGAATGTACCATAAGTGCCGTTATAGTCGTCGTCGGTCATTTCCGTGGCGTCCGGCGTCGCGTCGCCGTCCGGGCCATCGTTCAGCACGTGGTCGGCCGCCGCGTCGCGCATCGCCTCAATGGTCTTCGACAATTCGGCCACGGTCGCTTCGAGCGCGCTGAGACGGTCAGCCATGTCGGCGGTCTTATCGTCTCCCGCGTCCTCCGGTTCGCCATCGTCCCGAACCTTAAGTTCCGGGTTCGGCGTATCGGCTTCGGCGGTCGTGTCCGGCTCGATGTCGGGCGCGGCATCCGGCTTGCCATCGATTTCAGTGTCGTTCATAATCACCCCTTATAAGGTAAAAGGCCCGGCAGCAATCACGCTGCCGGGCAGGATTGCTAGGCTGTGCGGGTTCCCTCGCCGTCGATGGGCGCTGGCTACGCACGTCTTCCATCCGACCGAATCGCCTTACCGATTGCCTGACGGTCGGGCCATCGAATCGACTTGGGACGCACACCCCGCTACCGGTCATTATAGCACAAAGAAACAGCCGTCGTCATTGACATGACGTGACCCCGGTAGAAACTCGTCGTAGGGTATGGGAGCCGCCCGATGCACGCCGCTCAGCCGCATCACCGTACCGCCGTCCTCCTGAACGCCGCAATATTTGCGATTGCCGAGGATGCGAAGTTTCTCATAGGTATGGTCGTTTTTCCATGCGCCCAGCTTACTATCGTCCGTTTCGATATCCGCGGGCGCATCCGACCCCTCCAAAATCATGCCGTCCGTATCGGCGTAGAGCACGCGGTCGGCATTCGCATTCATTGCACGGGACAGTATCCGCCGACCGTAGGCGTTGACATAGGCGGCGGTCGGCAGCCATGCGAGAGAGTTGGTTGACTCGGGTTTATCCACAGTAAAATCCACTCCGCCATCGCCAGAGGGTTTCGGATGCAGCATGGGCCGGTAGAGCGAAGCCCCGAATTTTCCCACCAGTGAGTTCAACAGCAGTTTCGCCATCTGCCGCCGTTCCCCGGTCGCGGTCCGCTTGACGTGGAACCACTTGTCCACATACGCACAATAGAGGCCGTGTGACTTACGGAATTTCCAGCCACCGACATGATCCCACACGTGGACGTCGTAGTTTTCCGCAAGCGTCTGCCAATCCACATCCGTGACCGGCATGGTGACGACACCTAGCGTACTGTCCAGACGTTCGCCCTCATACCCCCATACTGGTAGGATGTTGGTGAGTGTCGCCGTTTTTCCCGCTTTCAGCCGCGCATCGAACGAGACGACATCGACATGCAGCGGATAATCGGCATCATCCCGATATTCCCCGTCATACCATACGGGAGCACCTACCGGCATGGCAAGGTCGTGCATGATACTCGGATAAAGGCTGTTCACATCCCAGCTTCTGCAATCCCGGTATTCGCCCGGCTTGCCATACACTATCGACCCATAGTAAGCGGGGCGCATCCGACGATAATCACCCTTATCCAATGGAGGGAAATGACGTTTGAAGCCGGCGTAATCCCCTTCGATGTAATCGGTCATCGCCATTGAGGCTATGGTCGTGCCCTTGAGATTCAGGGCGTCGCATTCCCGCGCGACATTCCACGTGACTTCCAAGTCGGTAGCTCCTCCAAACGTTTCACGCGAAACATTCAACCCGTCATCGCGCGTGATATTGCGCACATCCAGAAAATCCACGGTGATACCGCCCATGCGCACGCGGAAACTGTAGAAGTGGCCGCGAATGTTGAACGTTCCCCACACACCGTCCTTGCTGGGGTTCGGTTGCGACGGAAGACGTTTCAATAGTTCAGCGGCCATAGGCTCGATGTCCCGCCATCCATGAGCGCACCATACGCGCGTATGATGGTCAAGCATGGTGAGACGGATGACGGCATTCGCCGTCAATGGCGTCACACCATCATCCGTCAATAATGTCGTGCCGTCCGTTGCCGCCGTTCGACGCTCTTTCATGATTCCATCCTTTTAATGTCGCGCTGCGCTGGCCATCCATTCGTCGATTCGCGTTTCCACATTACCCGCGTCCGCTTTGGTCTCCCATTTATGCGCCTTATCATTATACCATGTCGCCTCACGCGCTACGGCGCTAAAATTCGTGTTGTTCATCAGCCAGCGTTTTTGACGGTCGGACAAAGACGCGAATTTTTGCGCGACACTGGAATCGAACGCCTCCAACCGCTGCTCGACCCCACCAAAATCCATAACCCCCTCGCTCTCAGGAATCCGCCTGGTTCCCGCACGTAACGGCGCGCGTCCCACAAGCCCGGCATACTCCAAAATCTCCCGTTTGAGTTGCCCACGATTTCCATCTCGAATCATCATGCGCGCATGGCTAATACCACGTTCCGTACCGAACACGTTCACCCGGCTCCGCGTAAGATCATCACGCGCCGAACCGCCAACCGTATGAGTACCTAACACGTCAAACGGAGATTCGCCCGCACGTTCCATCTCACGCACTTCACCCACGGTATAAGAAGCCATGTTCAACGCATTGAACTGCTGGGCACGCTTGATCTTCTGGCGAGCCTCAATCCGACGACGCTGCTGCTGACGCAACGTCTTCCGCCGTTTCGGCGGGGCATCGGCAATCTCCGCGTCGGATATCAACGGTCGAGCCGCCATTTCCCTATCAAGTTTCGTAATCCGCACATCAGGCACAACCTGATACGGTTCATCATCCCGCGCCCTTAAGGCTTGCTGTTGCTCTCCGAACTCCTGTCCAACACGTCGCGCAACCTGTTCAAGCTGCCGGGCACTGAGCTTTCCCAAAAACGTTTCCGTAATTTGCTTAGGGAGACGTCCAGTACTATAATCCCTTACCGCCTGTTCCTGACGTACCTGAGCTGACCTGATTGCAGCATTGCGTTTCAGATTATTGGCACGTCGATTAGTTTTACGTTTTGCCACAGCCTCTCCTTATGAGTGTAAAACACCCCCCCCGCCGCAAGGATGGAAAACGACGGGGGGGGTGAGTCTGGCGGCAACATCCCCTATAGGGACGTTACCATATTATCGAATGGCGTGGACATTTACGTTACTTATTCTCGCTCTTGGACACCAATTCAAGGTCGAAGAACTTATAGCCACGGCGGCTCTTCTTCTCCACCACTTTAAGAACGAGAGGCGCAGTCCACGTGTCCGGCGTGCCGAAAATGGCGAACAGATTGCCGAACGAGTGCGCCAGCGCAGGAGAAGCGGCAGCAAAGTCGCCTTCCTCCGCATGAATGACGACGCGGGTAGAAGGATTGATTTCACCAGTCTCCTGATTGGCGACCTCGATAGCCTGAGCCAACACGTTGGTAACATGCAGTGGCTCATTGAGATGTTCATCCACCTTACCGGAGGTTTGCATGGCGCTATATAGCGCCATCTTACCATCCATGGTAGCGGTGTCGAAGAAGTGGGATACGGCGTTAGCGCCGTTCGCAGAAAAGTTGCTACCGTTCACTACGGTCAGTTCGTTGTCAGCCATGATTATTGCCTTTCCTTATAAGGGGGTTATTAATTATTTTTCCTCGGAGATAACATCATCCTCAATCACGTTGCCGTCAACCGGCCCCGGATAGTCGACAATGATATCATCCCCAAACTCACAATTAGCCCAATAGATCGCCTCATCCATGCGCGTCTTCTGCGTATGATACTCAGCGGACATAGGCAGTATGTCCTTATTAATCTTACGGGCCTTCCTCATTGCCATGTCAGCCGTGCGGCACGCGCCATCTACGACCACTTCGGCGTCAATAAGTTCACCATTTTCGCCGCGCATGACACCATGCACGACACTGTAATGCTTTGCTCTCTTAATGTATGCCATAATCATACCGCCTTATTCTATTTGCTGCTGCTGCTGTGACATCCTTGCGATGTTTTCATCAGTATATCGAATATCCGTCAGATTGTCAAAACATCGACACGCGATTTTAATGATAGTCTGAGCGAATTCATTGTCATCCCAAACTTTGCACATTTCGTAGCATGTCGCCCCCTTGACATGACAGACAGCGCACCACGCCACCATCGCCGGAGCATAAATGACACCACCCAACATTTCAATACCCTGAGTTCGCGCCAACGCGCCGATACGCGATGTACGAGAAGACAGCGATAAGCAAACGTCCGCCGCATGTTCAATACCGTCAGCGAACGCCACCTGCGCCCCCTGAGGCTTATAAAAGCTCTTGAGCAGTGATATACTACGACATAATGTTTCCCAATCGCCTTCACCTCGATTATATTCAGGCAAGTGCAGATTACGGCGACGCCCACGAATAACCCGACGCACACGGTCATCATCCAGCACGCCATCATCAAACCAGTTCGTACGATCATTACGCTCACTTCTCATAGCACTCCCAGCCTCCCTTAGGCTCCCGGCATGTGTAAATACCGACCTTACGATACATGACGTCGGCCTTGAACCTATGGCCGTCGTTAATAGTCTTCGCGACAGCTTGCAATTCCCTTACATAATTCGATGCAGAGTATTCCTCCGAATAAATCGGAAACATGGAAGATTCCGAAGCAAGCGGCCTAATGCGCAAACAATACACCACTCGTTCCCCCTCATATTCAATCTTATCAAAATTCAGGTCGCTCGTTCCCATAGTTATATCCTTCACGGTATCCACGTCGATAATCACCCTCAAACATCCTATGAATGTCATAAGGCAGCGTTTCGCATTCGGCCCTACCCTCCGCGGCGTCCAGTACACCACGCTCATAGCCCCTAACGGCGGCGATATGAGCGCCCCGTTCAGACCACTGAGCAAACAGTGGCATACAAACTTCCGTAATACTGCTAGGCTCTGACATCATCACCCCTTACCATAGCATCCACAATACACAAACCAATCAAAACGCTACTCACGTTCCACCACCTCAATACTTACAACAGCAACGCTCAGCATCCTTAGCCGAACGCCCCATGAGGTAATGAATGAACCACATCATATTCAACATGGCAGAACGAGTCCCGCCAGTACGAGAATCATATGTTTCAGTAAAGCACTTGCAACCACACAAACGACCATTAACGCGATAGTACAAGGTGATAACCTCATGACCATTATTCATTCTAGTATCGAATTTGATTGAGAGACCAGCCATCCCAATCACCATCCTTTCTGTATTCCTTAGCTGATACTTATATAATAGCATAACCAAAACACGACACGCTGGAACAACAAAAAACAATAAAAAAACCACGCACCCAAACCATGAAACAAAACAACAACAAAAACCGGCAATAAAAAAAGACGAAAACAAACAGAAGACAGCA